AGCCCGGTTTCGTACGCGGACGGCTGCGAATGCCCGAAGCGCCCGCTGTCGCAAAAGGACGGCTGTACGATTGTGAAGCGCCCGCTCGTGAAAGTTGCCGACGTGCAGCTTGCGGACGGCGCGACCACGAGCAGCCCCGGCTGCCATTGCCCCGAAGCGCCGAAGCGCCCGCTCGTGAAAGTTGCCGACGTGACGCTGGAGCCAGCCGACTCGAAGTTCGACGCGAAAGCTGCAGCCCAGCCGTTCGTCGGCAAGATCGTTATGGTTGCGGTGTTGGTGGACAGCTCGACCGGTGAAGTCAAGGGCAGCATTGGCCCGGTGAATTTTCCGGACATGAAGACGTGCAACGAGGTCAAGAATGCGGAACTCGGCCGGTACCTGCCGCCCCCGCCTCCTGGCCATCGCGTGTTCATCAGCTGCCTGAATCCGAACGTTACCGAGACATGAGCATGCTCGCTGGCGGGTTCGCGTTCGTGTGTATGATCCTCGCTGTTGCGCTGTGGGAAGCGAAGCTCGACCTGCGCGCGACGCGCATGGAGCGCGACGCCTATCGTGCTCGGGCGTATCCGGACCTGTACGGACGCAGAACGTGACCGACAATCTCCCAGTCGCCGCCGGCACGACACCCCTCGAAGCTCTTGCGCAAGCGCACGAGGTCGAGGCGTTGTCGTTTCTGGTGGAGACGCTGCGCGACCCCGAAGCGAAGCGTGACATTCGCCTGAAGGCTGCGCAGGAACTGCTGGACCGGGCGCGCGGGAAACCGCGCGTCCACCAGCAGAAAGACCCGACGCAGCGCAAGAGCAAGGCGATCGCGCTCAGCGTAGACCAGCTGCTGAAAATCGTGCAGAAGGCCGGCGAGCGCGTTGCGCATAGCGACGCGATTCGCAAGCAAGCCGATGTCCTCGAAGGCGAGTTTGTGCCAGTCGTGCGCAAGCGGCCCATCAATGAATACGCGCAGGTCCAGGCAATAGTTCCCGGAACTACTGAAATCGACGAGCTGTTGAAGTGAAGCCGCTACAGCTCGACCCGAACATCTTCGAGCAGATCGCGCGCGAGCGAGTCGAAGAGGAAGAATACGACATCAGCATCGAGCAGGCTGCTGCGGAGTTGCTCCGCCGCGAGCGCTCGCAGCAGTCGCTCGCCGAGTACGCGCGCAGCATCGACGTGCCGGGCGCACCGGCGAACGCCGACCCGGAGAACGAGCAGTTTCGTCCCGTAGAAACCAGCCTCGCCGCGCACCACCTGCTGTTTCTGCGCAAGGCGCAGGAGTGCATCGAGAAACGCAACGGCCGACTCATGGTGTTCTGCCCGCCGGGCTCCGCGAAGTCCAGCTATCTCAGCGTCGTGACGCCGTCGTGGTGCATGGCGAAGTGGCCGGGGTATCGCGTCATCATCGCGAGCTACGCGAGCGACATCGCGGAGAAGCACTCGCGTCGAGCGCGCAGCTTGTGCCGCCAAGAGGCGCACGTCTCGATTTGGCCGGACCAGCCGGAGCTGAAGAACGACCAGCGCAGCGTGCGCGAGTGGGCGCTGTCGAACGGCAGCGAGTTCATGAGCGCAGGTATCCAGGCCGGCATCACCGGCAACCGCGCGGACCTGCTCATCATCGACGATCCGGTGAAGAACCGCGAGGACGCGGACAGCGAGACGATCCAGAAAAAGACGGCGGAAGAGTTCCGCGACTCTGCGAACTCCCGTCTAAAACCCGGCGCGAGCGTGATTCTGATCCAGACCCGCTGGAACGAAAACGACCTCGCCGGCTCGTTGCTGCCGGAAGACTACAAAGGCGAGTCCGGCCCGGTGCTGTGCCGCGACGGGCTCGTGTGGGAAATCATCAACCTGCCGGCGGAGTGCGAGCGCACCGACGACCCGCTCGGCCGTCAGCTCGGCGAGTTCCTGTGGCCGGAGTGGTTCGACGCGGATCACTGGAACATGCGCAAGAACGACCCGCAAGGTCAGCGCACGTGGGCTTCGTTGTACCAGCAGCGCCCGACAGCCGGCGACGGCATCGAGTTCAAACGCGAGTGGTTCAAGTGGTACGACGAAGGCGAACTGCCGGCGCAGCTAACGCTGTACGCCGCGAGCGACTACGCGGTGAAGCAGGACAAGGGCGACTTCACGGAGCACTCCGTGTGGGGCATCGACCCCGTCGGCGACCTGTGGGCGATCGACTGGTGGTACGGCCAGAAGACGACGGACATTACGATCGCGCAGTTCGTCATGATGGTGAAGAAGCACAAGCGGATCATGAAGTGGTGGCACGAAGGCGGCCCTATCGGCGAGGCGATCACACCCGCGATGAACAAGGCGCTGCGGGAGGCGAAGACTTATGTCGTGCTCGAACCCATGCCGAGTATCCAGAACAAGGCCGTCAAGCTCGCCTCGTTCCAGGCCCGGGCAGCGACGGGAACAGTCCACCTACCGAAGCACCGGCCGTGGGCTCAGCGTGCCGTAGACCAGCTCTGCGCGTTCCCGGCGGGACGTTACGATGACGCCGCGGACACCTGCGGCCTGATCGGGCGGGGTATTGACGCCATGGCGAACCCTCACATACCATCCGCGCGACCCCGGCCCCAACTTGTGCCGTTCACTGCGGCGTGGCTCGAATACCAGGAACCCGATGACCGACATAAACCTCGATACTTCTGACCCTATTGCCGGCATCGTCGATGACGCTGCGCAGGTAGACGAGGAAAAGTCGGAAGAACAGAAAGATGCGGAGCGCCGAGAGGAAGCTTCCGTCAAAAAGGCCGTTGAGGAATACGAACAGGCTCGCGGGTTCGACAAATACGCGCGCCGCCAGTACGCTATTGACCGCCGCTACTCTGCCGGCACCGCCGACACGCGCTGGGCCGTCAACACGAACCTCATCGGTTCGTTCATCGACATCCTGACGAGCTTCCTGTACGCGAGGAACCCCGATGTTTCAGTCAAGAAAGCCCCACAGGTTAACGATTCGGGAACGGCGGGCCTTGAAGACTTCGCTCGCACCGTCGAAATCGTCGTCTCGAAGCTGTGGAAGCAAGGCCGGCTCAAAGACTCGGCTCGGCGCATGGTTCGCTCGGCTCTTTCGACGGGTGTAGGCTGGTTGAAAGTCGTACTCGTCTGCGATGGCACGAACATTCCGCAGATGGAGCAGGACCTGAACGATGCGCGCGACAACCTGCAGCGCCTCGAAGCCCTGAAAGCTGAGCTGCAGGGCTACTACGCCGAAGACGGCGCGCTCGCGGACGAAGCGGGGAACCCGCTGCCGGCTCCGACTGTTCAGTACGACGGCTGTGACCTCTCGCCGGAGGAAGTAGACGCGAAAACCGAAGAGGCGCAGGAGTTGATGGACTCGCTGTCGCACAAGATCGAGGTTGCTGTGCGCAAGTACCTCGCAATCGACTTCGTGTCGAGCGAGTGTATCCAGGTTTCGCTCGACGTGCGCTACCTGAGCGACTATCGCAATGCGAACTGGGTCAGCAACGACATCTATCGCACGAAAGACGAAGTCAAGGCGATGTTCCCGCGTCTAACGGACGAGGACATCAAGGCCGCGAAGCTGTACTACCAGAAGCGGCACTCCGCGACGACCAACATCGACCCAAACAGTATTTTCAAGTTCGACGACGGCGCGACGACCGAAGCCGACGCCGACCAATTCACCGCCGGCTCGACCGCAGACGAGAACGGCCAGCCAGGGCTGGCGTTCGTCAAGATCATCGAGCGCTGGGACCACAGAACGAACCACGTCTACACGTGGATCGACGGCGTGAAGAAATGGGCCGTCGAGCCTTATCAGCCGGATTACCCGGCCGCGCGCTTTTATCCGTATTTCATGGTGTCGTTCTACGAAGTGGACGGCGAGCGCCATCCGCAATCTCTGTCGTGGCGGCTGCACAAGCTGCAGGACGAGTATGCAACCTCGCGCAGCGCGTTCCGCTTGATGCGCGAGCGCGCCGCGCCCGGCGTGCTGTTCAACCGCACCGGGCTCGACCCGGACGACGTGAAGAAAATCGAAGGCGGCGTCATTCAGGAGTTCATCGGCCTCGCGCCGACTGACCCGACGACCCCGATCCAGAACCTATTCGCGGAAAAGCCGGTCAGCAAGATCGACCCGCGCATGTACGACAACACCGCGATTCTTCAGGACATGGAGAAGGTCGCAGGCGTGCAGGAGGCGCTGCAGTCGTCTACGTCGCCGGAGAAAACCGCAACCGAGGCGGAAATCCAGCAGACGGGCTTCGCGTCGCGCACGACCGCCGACCGCGACTGCCTCGAAGAAGTACTCAGCGAGATGGCGACCTACACGGCGCAGCTCGCCATCGGCGGCATCCCGACGAAAGACGTGCAGCGCATGGCAGGCCCGGCGGCTTACTGGCCGGAAGGCATGGCGCTCGAAGACCTGCTCACTATGGTTGAGCTGGAAATCACCGCGGGCACGACTGGCAAGCCGAAGTCGATGGGCGACCGCGAGGCGTGGGGCGTGCTGCTCCCGCAGATCAAGGAAGCGATCATTCAGATTCAGCAAGCCGTCATGCAGATGAACATCCCGCTCGCGAACGCGCTCAAAGAGTTGCTGCGCGAGACGATGCTGCGCATGGG